ATCCGCGAGAGTCTCGCCAATGCCTTCGATGATTTTCATCAGGTATGACCCGGTAATCATATCATCGGGCCGGATTCCTGTCAGTCGAATGTCAGTTGTCTGCTGCTTCGGTGCCTGCTGCTGAACAAGTCCGCCGCCAGCCGTCGAGCCTGAGAATCCGCCGCCCGCCGATACACCACCGCCGCCGCCTACATTGGATACAGAGCCACCCCCGCCGAACGACTGCGAACGAATGGCAGAGACGCGGGCCGCACCAGCCGCGATAGCAGCGCCAGCCGCAGCTATTCCCAATGCCGGACCAACGATAGGGATTCCAGCTAACGCGCTGTATGCTTTCTGCGCGCCCTCATAGGTTGACAATACGGTCTGAGTGATAGCCGCAGCCTTGCCGATGTTAAACATCGTCTTTGATCGACTGCTCATCAGACTGATAAGGTTGGAGAACATGCCGTCCATGGCGGACTTGCGCGCCTGCGCCTCAGCCTGTGCCAGCATGATTCGCTGCTCGGATGCCGCTTGTTCTGCCTGAATGTCCTGCTGACGGAACCACTCGCGCATTGCGTTGACTTGCGCCTGCGCCTCGCCTTCCCGTTCGAGAAGAGCGAAAATCTCTTCATCAGTCGGCCCCATTGGGGCAACCGGAGCCGCAGCCGTAGCAGCCGCACCAGCGCCAGACGGAGCCGCACCAGTACCTGTTGCCATCATCGTCGCGTGAACAGCCTCACGCTTGCGGGCTTCTGCTGTCTCTACCGCTGTCGCGTTTGCGTCCCATATAGCCGCAATCTTCGACATGGTGTTGCTTGTCAAGTTGACCGTGTCGGTGTGCAATTCCGACATAATCTGTGCCGCGCCCTTGAAGTCTCCGCTAATGGCAGCAACCGTAGCCGCAGCAATGCCGCCGATGGCATTACCGATGCCTTGCAATGCTGCCGATACAGTAACAGCAACAGACACCACGCCCTTTAGGATAGCAACAACACCATCAGCAGCTGATGCCATCTGGTCGCCGTTGTCAGCAGTGGCGACCATCTCATTGCCGAGGTTATTCAGAGCCGGCAAAAGCCCTTTCATAACCTGGTTGCCGAATCCTTGCGCCGCGCCCTTGAGCATGTCGATGTTGTCGTTGAACTGGCCAGCAGCGTCAGCCGTTGGCCCATCAAGGGTAACGCCAAGCCGGTCAGCCTGCGCAGTCAATTCATTTATGCCTGCGCTGCCTTGATTCAGGAATGGCACCATTTCCGCGCCAGACTTCCCAAAAATATCCATCGCCATAGCAGACTTTTGCGCGCCGTCTTTCATCGTGCTGAATTTGTCAGCAACGTCGAGCATCACGTCTGTGGATTCGCGGAGACTGCCGTCTGCGTTGGTGTACGAAACGCCAAGAGAGTCAAAAGCGGCCTGAGCCGACTTGCTACCGTTGGCGGCATCGTACATCGACTTATTCAGGAACTTCATCGAACCATCAAGCGCGTCAGCCCCGCCTACGCTGAACTTCATGGCGTAGCCAAGACGGGTGTAGTTCTCTACAGAAATACCGGCAGCGGCTGCCGCTTCACCTGCTGAGTCGGCTGCATCAATATTCGCTTTCGTCATTGCGATGGCTGCGGTAGCAGCGGCAGCGATTGCCACGCCTACAGCAGCAGCGCCAGACTTCAGCACCGCCAGATTAGACTCTGCCTTCTTGCTGGAATCAGTCAGCCCGTCAAGGTCGCTTGATGCGCTTTTGGCCTGTGTCGAATCAACCTTTAGCACAAGCGAAGCGTATTCTGTCATTACCTGTTCCTCGCGTGTGCCTCATCAAGTCGGCGTAAACAATCAACCTCGACAGGCGTTAGCTGCTCGCCGGTCATTTCAACGTAGGCGCGAATCTCTGAATATGACACGCTGCCTGCATTCTTCAGGTCTACAAACAAGCGCCACAAATACTCGGAGCCATCTGGCGCTTTAGGCGCATTCTGCAACTCCTTGGGAATCCTACCTAGTGAGCGCGCAACCTGATCGAGCGATTCTCTCCGGCTGATCTTCTGCCCTTTGGGTACGCCATCAAGCCAGAACTGGTGATTAGCGTACTCGATCAGGCCAGCGATCAGCCCTTCATAAAATTTCTGCGCTTGGTAAAAAAATCATCCACCTGAGCGCGGATTGCTGGGCTGTCTGTGTACAGCTTGCGAGCCAGTGTGGGCGAGAACTCTTCATCAAGCCCGCGCCAGCCGGCAGTAATTGCAACGGTCAGATCAAGAGACAACTCGTCGGCATCGCTGCCTTTTTCCAGTCGCTTACGGTTGAACTCAAGCGAGGCATTGCGGAACGTCTTGGAATCTACACCCTTGATGCGGATATAAACATCAGTCGGCTCGCCAGTGGCCGGATGCATCACACGCATTTCCGCGCCTTCTTCATGTGCGCCAGCGGTCATCAGGTCATCAAGTTTCATAGTCGCTCCACGTTATAGGGTGGCCATCCTTGGCCTGTCGGGTAAGTCTTAGATCGGGTTGCGAGTAATCACGATGTTGGATGCGTCAACACTGTCGTAGATAGCCTGAAAGTCCATGCTGATAGTCACGCTGCCTTCGCCAGATACGTCAGGCTGGCCGCTGGTGTACTTCAGCTTCGGGATTTCAATCTGGAACGTGTTGCCATCCGGGTCGGTAAGCGTCAGGTCGAGGCTTGATTCCGTCTCGTTTTGAAACTTGGCCAACATCGCCTGATCTTCAAGGTAAACAGTGATGGAGCCAGTCACGTTGCAGCGACCGATAGAAGGCCGCAGCGTGGTAGACGAGCCGACCACGAACTGAGGCTCAATGCCGTTTTCCAGCGTGATCTCTGCCTCAGTTACCAGCGCGATAGGTGATCCGCCCTCGCTGATAGTGGCGGTGAAACTATCGAACTGACAAGTATCAGTCAGCGCGGAGTAGCTGGACGACGCGATGGCCGTCTGCGCAATCGACTGATCTTTGCCGATGAAACCGAACGACACGCCGACCATGCTGTTAGGCGCGATGCTGATCGACATCGTGTTCACTTCGCAGCCGGTGTATCGGACGTACTGCGTAATATCCTGGAACGTGCGCTCAATCGTGAACGAGCGACGGGTCGTGCCAGCCTTTAGCACGTCGGTTGACCAAGTACCGCACAATGCGGCCTCAATCAAGGAGTCGTACTCGCCGTAGACCAATTCGCCTTCAATGTCGCCGCCTACTGACTTGTTGCCATGGCGGAAGCAAGTGATCTGGCGGTCGCCGCGAATTTCTTCGGACTCTACAGCGTCCTTGGACAAGCCGATGTTGCAGGAATTGTGTCGCAGCGTGGTGAATGCTGGTGTGGTAGGCGTAGTGCCGTATGTTACCTCAGCGATTGCAGCGAGACGGTGCCGGCTGCCGGATGCGATTGCCATTGTGTTTCCTCCAGTCGGCACAGTTGCCGGTTCGATTATACCTTGTTTTGTCGTGCCGCGTTAGACACGATGGATTCAATGCGGGTGAAGTTCTTCCGCACCATGGCGTAGGGTGGCGACTGTGTAGACCAGCCTTCTTCCAGCCGCTTGATGTACGGAAGGTTGTTAGCCATGTACGTTACGGTGCCGACTCCGCCGGCATTCTGTTGAAGCTCTGACAGCGCAGACGACTCGCTACGGTTGTCTAGCTCTCCGCTTGCCGGTGAACTGGTTGTCGTCTGCCAGTTTCCTCTAGCGCGTCCTGTATCAACTGGTGTTGACCTGATGACACTGCCAAATAACTCAAGCGTCACCATCCTAACCGTCTTATCAAGCGACTCGCCAGCCTTGTTAGCAAAGGCCGCAATATCACCTGAAAAGCTCACGTCACACTCCGCGCAACATGCGCATACCACCCAATACTGATAATAGCCCGCAACCATCCGTCCTCATTGCGCGGGCCGTCAATCCTGGTTCCAGTGAACACAACACAAGTCGAATTGATTGTCTCGGAATCGCCACGCTGAAAGGCTGTCGCAATCTCGTCCGCCTTCTGCATGACGATGCCTATGCCGATATTCGTCGGGCACATCAAGTCAACCTGCATGATGCCAGACAGACGGTCTAGTCCGTTTCCGCCAAGCGATGCCGCGTCATTGTCGGCAGGAATAAACCAGACGCGCGCATGATGCTGCCCGGCTGTCGGTGTCTCATCCTTGTTTGGCCAGTAGGTCGGCGTATCGAAATTGCCAGCCTGATAGTGCGTTGCCAATGCCGAATAGATGTCTGCCCACTTCATTTGCGCACCTGCACACGATAGGCGACCGGCGTACCGGCAGGGTTAATAGGCTCAATGGCTACGATAGCCCAGGAATCAGACAGCGCAGGGCGGGTAATCAGCGTGCCATCAAGGTCGCGCATAGACAGGTTGCTGCTGTAGTCGCGCTCGAATTGGCTGTAATCTGACACCAGCGTTGCGCTGAACGAGTCGCCAGCCGTGGTGCCGCCTGCACCTGCCGTGGATATTCCCCGCACATCAATGCCGAGGTGTGCATGATGGAACAGCCCGCCGAGTGCCGCGATTACTTGTTTATCGA